TACCATCATGTTCAAATCATGCACGCCCTTCGCCGCCAGCAGATACCACCGGGTGCCGACGGAGAGGTAGTGATCCACCATCCACGAGAGATCCTCTTCGATGAGCGCGTTGATCTCGTTGTCCGCGGTGAACGGCTTGCCGCTCGATCCCAGGATCTCCCGCGCCACGTACTTGTTCGTGGGGGCGATGAGCGCCATCACCGGCGACATGAGGCGCGGCAGGCCCCGCTCGTCCGTCTGCGACTCGAACCGATTGACCGCGGACTGGATGCCGGTGATCGAGAAGCCGATGTCCGGGCTCGGCCGGTTCGCCCGAGTCACCCCATCGAGGCCCACGTGGGCGGTGGACGCCAGCGACTCGCCCGCGGTGAAGCCCACGAACGAGGTGGAGAAGGCGTTGTTGAGGACCGCGTGGCCGCTCACCTCCAGCCGGTTGCGGCTGGCGCGGGCGAGGCCGGCGATGATCTCCCGCATGACGCCGTAGAGGTCGTCCCGCCACATCTCGAACGTGATCTCGACCGCCAGCCCGTACGGGGTCGCGGTGTAGCTCTTGTTCCCGCCGAGGATCGGCTGGTCGAGGGCGAACGTGGTGCCCTCCAGCTTCGACGGCATGGTCCCCAATCCGCTGATCTGTTGATCGCGCATGGGGTTCCACTCCATGTTCGAGACGTTGCACCAGAGGTTGTACTCGGTCGGGCGCTCCTTGCCGGTCTCCACGTACACTTTGCGGAGGTCGGGCGCCAGCAGCGGCCCAAATGCTCCTCGTCCGATCGGGGGCATAGTGTCTCCTTTGGCCTAGAAGGCGGCCGAGCCGGCGTTGGCGCCGCCGCGCGCGGGGTTCGAGATGACCATGTAGACCCGGCCATCGACGGTGCCGATCGGGTCCTTGAAGCCGATCACGATCCCACCGCCGGTGTCCGACACCGCATCGGCGTTGAGATACCAATTGGCGGTGCCCTTGGTGATCGGGTACACCTTCCACTGGTCCGCCTGCGCCAGTGTGTGCGTCCCCGCCGTCAGCTCCGACAGCGTGATCTCGATCACCGTGTTGGGGCCGAGCCACACCATCGGCACGTCGGCGTCGGTCGTCCCGGTCGCGGCGTGGATCGCCAGGCCGAACGCCCGCTTGGTGACGCCGCTGGCGTCGATCGGGGAGGCGGACTCGGTGATCCGGCCCGCATCGTCGTCCTGGAGGAAGGCGCCCATCGTGTAGGTCTGGGACGCCTTCTCCACGCCGTGGACGATAGGGGAGGCGGCCAGTCCGATGAGTTTGGCCTCGGCGGCTCGCTGGGGCTGCGTAGTCAGTGCCATGTGTGTCTCCTTGCGCTAGCTAGGCGGCTAGCCCGCAGTCCGTCGGCTGCCGGGGCGCCCCAGGCCCGGCACCGTGCCGGCTCGGAGCATGTTGTCCACTTGCTGCTGGGCCATCAGCGCGGTGGCCGCGCGGGTCTCCATCGTCTTGAGGAGCTGATCGTTGGGGTTCGTGTGGACCACCACCCCGAGATGGCGGTACTTGTCGCCCATCTCCTGGAGCGCGTTGAGCGGCGCTCCCTCCAGCGCCCGCTGGCGGGTCGTCTGCTGCCGCCTGAGGAGGATGGCCCGGTCCTTCCGCGCCCGCATGAGGAGCACGTCGCCCAGCCGGCGGGTCGAATCCGCCCCGATTCCGCGCAGCTCGGGGGCCTCGGGCATCTCCCCCTGCACGACCTCCCACACGGGCGAGAGGCCGCCGTCCTCCGGGACGCGGTGGGCCATCTTCTGTTTGATGAAGCGGCCCCCGAACCCGAAGTTCACCCAACAGTAGGCGTATGCGGGGTCGGCGTTGGTGACTTCGAGTTCGTTGAAGTGCTGGGCGATCTCGTTCTCGATCTCCAGCGCGCGGGGGTCGATGGCCCCGCCGTCCGCGCCGGACTCCTCCGCGGCCTGGGCCAGCGTGTCGGCCGCCTCGCGCATCGCCTCGCGGCGGGCATCGCCCGCGGGCATCTCGCTCGGGTTCTGAACCTTGGCCACCGTCACCCTCCTATTCGCTCACCGCGAGCTTGGCGTAGGCCGCCCAATTCGCGTAGCCGAGCTTCTGTGCGTGTTGGTCCGCGCTGAGCCCGCGATGCGCGAGGGCCTGGGCCGCTTCCGGTCCCATCAGCTCCTCGACCGTGGGCACCGCGTCGGTGCCGCTCACCCGACCGGGCCGTCGCCCTCCGCTCGTGGTGTCGGGGACCGGCTCGTTCGCCTTGCGGACCGCGGCCTCCGTCGCCTCGCCGATGAGCGCCGGCATGTTGGCGCCGACGACGGCGTCGTGCGCCGTCTTGTAGACGACGGGGTTCATCCGCATCTGGGGCGGGAGGCCCGCCACGAATGCGTCGATTTCCTTCTTGAAGCGGGCGTAGTACGGGAGGGAGGCCACAGTGGTGTCGCGGGTGAGGTTGGCGATCGCCTCCAGGCCGGTGTTGCGGAGCGGGCTCACCAGCTCGTCGTCGAACGACTGGCGGGTCTGGCGCTCGTACGCCTCGATTGTGGGAACGTCGCCGGTCTGGACCGCCTCGGCGAATTGCGCCGCGGTGATCTTGACGCCCGGCGCGACCGGAGCCGGCGGTGCCGCCGCGCGGCCCGCGGACTCGCGCAGGAAGCCGAGCGTGTCGTTGATGGCGGCGAGCGATCCGCTCACCGTCGCCTGGAATTGCTTGAATTCGTCGGAGGGGACGAAGGACGGAGCGGCCGGCTCGACAGGCTCCGCCGGCTCGGGCGGGTCGTTGTCACTGCCGCCGCTAATGCTTCGGACCCACTGCCTGTTGGTAGCGTCCAAGGGATGTCTCCTCCTGGTGGTGCATGTTGGCGAAGTTAATCAATTCGTCAATCATTTTCTTTCGACCGAGCGCCTCACGCGACTCCGCGAAGTCGGTCGCCGCGTCCTGAGCGGCCTCCGCCTGCTTCCGCCGAGCGCGGAGGTAGAGGATGAAGTCGGCCAGCGCGTCGGGGGATTTGTCCAGCCAATCCAACCACTTAGGCTGGGACATCACTCGGACCCGGACCGAGCGCGGGCGGTCCGCCATTGGCCCCGGCACCAGCCCCCGCGCCGACTTGCTGGAACAGTCCGCTCATCATCTGCGATAGGCCGAGCATCCCCTGCTGGCTCAGGCCCTCGATGCTGTCCATCTCCTCCGCCGTGTCGATGATGAACGTGCTCGGATCTCGAATGACATCGAACGTCCGAATGGTCCGCTCGATGATGGCCCCGGCCGACTCCGCAATCTTCTGCGCCACCGATCGGACCGCGGGCGGCGTCTGGGGATTGGCCGCGATCGCCACCAGCTCCAGCGTGCGCTGGTAATACTGGGAGAGGATGTTGACGAGCATCATGGAGTTTTGGCGGTCGGCGTCCCGGTTGACCGAGGCGGACGACGCCGTCAGCTCGATGCTCACCATCTCGTCGAAGTCCGGGTCGCGCATGATCGAGATGACTGCCTGGGCGTCCTCGCCGATCACGCGCGAGAGGTGCGTCTCCACATCCTTATCGCCGCCGAGCAGTCGCTCTTGATAGCGGTAGAGACATTGACGGACCGCTCCGGCCGCGGTGTTCCGCATCCCATCGAACGCCGCCGTAAATCTCTTGTTCACTTGCTGGAGCATCGACAGCGCGGTGATTCCCGGCGTGCGGCTCCCGAGCACCGCGCTCGGCCGCGGCGTGGAGAGGTCGTTGATCCCGACCCTCCGCTCAGCGAGGGAAATCGTGATCGCCTCCGCCTGCGGCGCCGACGGGTACACGTCCGCCATCGCCTCCCCGACGACATCCTCCGGGCTCCCCATCTCCTGGACCTTGCCGGGCCAAATCTTCATCGACTCGGGGACCGCCCCCGCCTTCGCCTTCCAAAACCGGGAGTTGGCCAGCAGCATGTTGAGGACGCGGTGGTTGTGGATCTCGGTCGTCTCCTCTTGGTACGGGGCGATCATGTCCATGACGCCGACGCCATAGAAGAGATGAGCCCGGAGTTGGTAGCGACTGACTTCGACCGGGCGGTAGTCGTACTTGTTGTAGCCGAGGAGGAGGATCTTCTTCGAGGAGCGGTCCCACACGCACATGAGGTCTTCCTCGAATCCGTCCCCGTCGATGTCGTAGTAGGCCCAGATTCGGAACGTCTCATACAACTCCGAAACCCGAGTCCCCGACGACGTGCGGCCGAGCTGCTCGCGGCGGGTCCGCATCCACCCGATGGTGCCGACCGGAATGACGCCCTCGATGTTCCACTTCTCGGCGTCCCGCCGGTCCTCCATCTCGCCCTCGGTGTACCAGAAGCGGAGGGCGCACCACCGCTCCGTCTGGAGGTCGCCGTGGGCGCCGCCGGGGACGAGCACGTCCTCGATCGGATGCGTCAAGATGCGCGGGGCGCGCGAGGTCACTTTCTTGGTCTTGGTCTTCTTCTTGTGTTCGACGAACGGGATGTAGTAGGCGCCGGTGCCGAGCTGGACGTTGTCGAGGACCGAGTGTTCGGCGGCGGGCCGCAACGCCCACTCCGACTTGATGCCCCAGTCAATCAGACGTTGGATGCCCGAGACCGCCTTCGGATCGACCGTCCCGTTGGCGCCGCGAGCGGTCAGGACCGGGGCGACGGTGAACATGAGATCGAGGGACTGGGAGTAGATGGAATCGACGGCGATGGCGCCGAGCGTCACCTCGATGTTGGGTGCATTCTCTACCGGGACTTTTCGGACGGGGTTCTTGGGAACGCCCTCATACCCACGAAGGCGCTCCCGCCACACCGACTCCTGCGGGTTGCGGGCCGAGAGGGCGTCCTCGATTTCGCGGGTGAGCCACGCTCCAAACTTCTCCACCTGGGCGGCGTCCGCGACGAACGTCGCCGCGTTCGCGGTCGGGTGCTTTTCGACTAACCTCACGCGGCGCCGCCCCCGAGCCCGCGCACGTTCGCCGTCGCCCCGCTCACATTCGAGATGGTCGCGTTGGTGGTGGCGCTCGCGTCGGCGTCCGCGTCCAGGATGAGGAGAATCCCCTCGGCGTTGAGCACCAGGCCCGCGTCCGACTGACCATCGAGCCGCACCGTCACCTGGCGATCGGGCCTGACCACGAGTGCCTGGAGCGTCGCCATCTTCTCGACCGGCAGGGACGCGAACGTCCCCGCGTCCACCACCTTCGAGTACGGGTTGAAGGTCTGAATTTGGTCCACGACGAGCCGGCGGACGTACGGAAATCCATCCACCACCTGCCCATCCACCTCAACGGTCACCGTCACCTTGATTGCGGGCATCGTCGGCTCCTACGGTCCGATCGCCGTGATGTACCAGGCGGTCCCGTTCGATTGGACCGTGACCGCGTCCCACTGTGCGGCCAGCGACACGTTGGCGGCCCCATCAATCAGCTCCGCCCCATTCCCCTCCAGCACCGCGGCGTTGGCCCCCGCCGTGATCCGCTTGAGCGTATAGAGCTTGCCGGTCGCGTTCGCGGCCAGCGGGAGTGTGACGGTCACCACATTGGCGGTGGTGTCGGCGAGGATCGTCTGGTCGGCGAGGCCGAGGTCGTAGGTGGCGGCAGTCTTCGTCGCAATCGCCGCCGCCATCCCGCCGACGTAGAGGGTGCGCCACCGGAACAGCGGCGCCCCGAGGTCGCTGACGTTCGTAATGCTCGGGACGAAGTGGGTGACGTAGCTCGCGTTGCTGACGACGACGACGTTGCCCACCGGGGTGGCGTTCGCGGCCACGCGACTCGTGATGAAGTTGATGTTGCCGTCCCCGTCGGTGAAGATGACGGCGACGCCCTCGATGTCGATGTCGGTCGCGGGCCGGAAGCCGACGATGAAGTTGGGGGCGAGGCCCGCCGCGGCGGCGCCGGTCGAGGCGATGACGACGTTGTGCGGCTCCAGGCCGTAGAAGTAGTTGGAGGCGGGCCAGCTCGCACTGATTCCGTTGTCGTAGGCGAATGTCAGAGGCGACGTGGCCCCGCCGCTCAGCAGGAAATGGAGGTTGTGGAAGACGTTGTCGGCCGCGGCCCCGAGCCGCATCCCGATCCCGTTCCCAGTCACCTCCACCATGACGTTGGAGAACTCGTTGAAGTTGGTCGGGGCGCTGGCGCTGCCGCCAGTCAAGTCGATTCCGTACGTCCCCGCCGAGATGATGAAGATGTTCTCGAACTTGTTGTGGAGACAGCTTGTGTTGGTGCTGCCCCCAAACGTCGAAACCGTAGTCGTGGCGAGGCCCGCGATGAGACAGCCCCGGATGACGACGTTGCGGACAAACCCATCCTGCCCGCTCGTCACCAAGATGCCGTGGGACGCCTCCTCGGCCCCGTCGAGGCTGAGGTTCTCGATTCCCCAGCCCGCAATGGGGCCGAGGACCGAGATCATGGGGTCCGCGCCACCGGCCCACACTAGCCGGACCGGCGACGTGTCCGTGAATCCGAATTGGTTGTGGCCCGGCACGCCCATCCCCACCAAGTGGACACCTTGGCGGGTGCTCATCGTCGCCGCCGCGCCGTTGCCGATGCGGAGGGTCTCGGTCAGCGTGTACGTGCCCGGCTCCACGAACACGATGCCGCCCTCGGCGGGGAGCGCGTCGATCGCGGCCTGGAGCGACGTGTAGGCGGAGGAGAACACCATGCCGAAGTTGTAGAGCCGACGCACGGGGGACGTTGGACGGAGGTCGCTGACCGCGGTCACGGCGCCACCAGAGGTGACCACCTTCATCAACTGGACTGCGCCCGAGGGCAGCGCGGGGAGCGTCGTCCCAGTCGCATCGATGAGATAGTGGGTGCCCGCCACCCGCGTGTACGTCCCCACGTTGCCGGTCAGGGCGGCGGTAGCGATGACGAACGTCGTCACCGCGTTGGTGTAGGTGATCGAGCCGGACTCGGTGATGTACTCACCGGCGGCGTAGGCGACGAGGGCGGTCGGGGCGTGGGTGAGGCCGGCGCCGGTGGGGTGCGTGCCGCCGCTGACCACGAACGCCTGGAATTGGTCGACGAACCGATCGGCGTCCTCACTCTCCAAAAAGGTGGTGAGAGCGGAGATGAAGCTGGCGTCGGCGACCGGGAGCGGGTTGTGGGTCTGGGTCACAGCGGCTAGCTAGCGCCGGTTAGCGCCCGTACGCGCCCTTGTTGCCGGTCCCACCGCGGTTCTGGCCCGCCGGGTCGCGGCCCAGCCGCACCGGGGCCGTCGTGACGCGGATTGAGCGGTCGCCCATCCGGTCCGCCCGCTTGGGGTTCGAGGAGGTGTTGACGTTGGTCGAGGACTTCTGGGCCATTGGAGCCTCCTAGCTAGCGGTCTAGAGGAACTCGATGTAGAGGATGCCGCTGGCGAGCGTCGCCACCACCAGCCCGTCCCAGTTCCAACCCCGATCGCCGTCGTTGATGAGGTCGGACTCCACGTAATTCGCGCCGGAAGCGACGCTGGACCACACCACCCTCGCATTCTTGTCCTGAATCACGGCGGTATGGCCGGCAGTGGTCGCGCCGACCCACCGAATCCCCTTGATTCTCAAAAGTTCGGTCGAAAGGATGGTTGCGGCGGCGGTATCCACTTTCCAGGGATTTTTTAGAAGGTCGTTGGCCAAATTTCGCCTCCTACCGGGCCGCCGGGGCGGTCACCCGGGCGATTTGGGCGAGCGCGGCTTCCGCATCCGCCTTCCGAGCCTCCACCGCGACCAATTCCTTGCGCTTGGCGGTCAGCATGGCCTCCGCCTCGTCGATCGAGCGGTGGATTTCCGCCTGGCGGGCCGCGAAATCGGCCTCCATCGCGTCGATTTCCTTGGTTTTCGCGTTGCGGGCCGCGATCAGCTCCCGTTCGATGACCTTGCGAGCCTCGGCGGCGGCTTCCTTGATCTCCACGAGGCGCGTGGCGAGGTTCGCCTCGGCCTCGGCCCGCACCCGCTCGATGTCCTTGAGGTCGCGGACGGCGTCGGCGGCCTGCTGGCGGATGGAGTCGATCGCGGCGTGGGCCTCCGTGACCTCCGTCTCCGCCTCGGCCAGTCCGTCCAGCGACTCACGGAGGGCGGTCAGAGGGACGAGCCACGCATCGAGGACGTTGGTGACCGCCGCCGAAGCGGACGCTAGCTTCCCAGTCGGTGCCATGCCCGTTCCCTCCTTCACCTGAGCGTGCCTGACAAGTAGGATAGCACGGACGCGAGGACGGCGGAGGCGCTCCGGTGCCACGACTGGCCCCGGCGCCACTGGCGCTTCGTCCCCCCGCCGAAGTCGTCCTCCATCTGGAACACCTTCTGACCGACGGGTCCGGCCTGGTTCTGGAAGACTGCGGGGTCGAAGACCTTATTCGCCATTGTCCGCCTCCGGCTCCTTGAGCAGCGCGTCGAGGTAATCGAGGACGGCTTCCCGCGCCTGGGCGAATTGCACAGGCACCTTCAACTCGTCACGGGCGAAGAGGTCGCGGAGCCACTTCACCTGGCGGGCCGGCATCTCCGCCTTCTCCACGTCCTTGTCGGTCAGCACCTCCTGCCACGCCGCCCACAGCTTGCCGTCGTCCCGGCCAACGCCCTGCGGGAAGGCGGAGTTGACCACGGTCACCAATGTCGAGGCGACGGCGGTGCGGACGAGCTGGCTCGCGTCGAGCGCGATGGCGGGGCCGCCGAACTCGAACGTGACCGTGCGGCTGTCAGCGAGCAACTTTGTGGCCTGCGACATGCGGGCGACTCGGCCCATCGTGTCCTCCTACGTATCCACCGTGCCGTCATTGACGCGGGCGGTGATCGCGGTGATGAGTTGCGCCTTCGTGCGGGCGGGCGTCGGCGGGAGCCCTGCGACGCGAGTCTTGAGGTCGGCCAGTGTCGTGGCCGCGGCCACCTCGACCTTGAACGCCGCGAGCCACGCGCGGAGCACGTTGTTCTCGTCCCGCGCTACGTCAAACGCCGCCCGGAGTACCTTGTCGGCCGCGTCGGTGTCAGAGAGGAAGGCGATGGCACGGGCGCGGGCCTGGAGGTTCTCCCACGTCGCCTGCGCGCCCGCCGACCAGTCGAAGGAGTTGATCGTGGCCTGCGCCGCCCCCTGGAGGTTCGCAGGCGCCACCGCGACCGTGGCCGCCACCCCCTCCGTCCCGATGGAGAGGCCCGTGATGGCGACCCCCGCCGTGATGATCGCCGCTTGCAGTCGCGCCGCCGCGTTCGCCATCTAGTACTCCCACTCCCCGTAGATGCCGCTGAACCCGAGCCAGTTCCACGTCATCGTCCCGGACGCCGTGGCCAGCTCCTGCCACACGTAGGAGTGATAGCCCATCGGCGTCGCGAGCAGGGACGACGACATGCGATAGAACGCCCCCGCCACCGTGGTGCGCACCCGCGCCTGCACGCCCGATCCCTCGACGCTGGTCGAGTCCTCGCCAATGCTCGTGATCGCCTCGACCGCGAGGCCGGCCGAATGGCTCGCCAATTGCTCGGCCCGGACAAAGATCGGCGTCGGCGCCCCGCACACCACCTCCAGTTGGTTATTCGCACTCGCGTTCGCCTGGCGCACCGTCGCCGTCTGGTATGTCCACGTCGCCGTCTGCTCTTGCCGGATGAGATTGACTTTGACGCGGGTCCGCCGATCGGAGTTCCACAACCCAACCCGCGCCGGAGTCGCCACCTGGATTGCGTTGTTGATGCCGAAGCCCCGCCCCGGAATGAACTCGACCGTGTCGGTCCCGCTCGCGCGGATCGTGCCGACTCGTCGGCGGGAGGTGTTGCTGCCGAGCACCTCGACGCCATTCTGCAGAGCGATGGCGTCCGTCTGGACAGTGGCGCTGGCCCAGTCGGCGGAGAGGACCAGCGTGAGGGTGCCGGCGTTGTCGTAGAGGAACACGTCGGCTACGTCACCGGTCGTCAGGAGGCCGGTGAGGGCAAGGGTGACACCCGCCGTCGGGATCGTGTGGGCGGCCCACGCGCCCGCGTCGTAGGTCGCCACCTGATCGCCGTTCCACGGCATGAACTTGATGGTGGTCTGCGCGATCCCGGCGGGTCGGGTCTGGCCGGTGATGCTGGCGGTCAGGTTGACGCGGCCGGTGTCCGCGAGCGCCCCCGCCAGCGTCGTATGCACCGAGATGGTCGTGGTCGAGAGGACGCGCATGTAGTAGGTCGTACCCGCCGTGAGGCCGCCGACCGTGGTGCTCTGGGTAAACAGGGTGCCGGTGGACCAGCCATGCGCCGCCGCATACGTGATGACCTCCGTCCCGGTGTCCGTCGAGGACGGCGTGGCGGGTTGCGGGTCATAGACGGCCACATCGGCCAGCGTCAGGCGGCCCTCGATCTGGCCGGGATCCACGGTGCCGCCGCTACCCGATGGCACCGCCCACGTCGCATCGCCACGCCAGAAGGTCGTCGCGCCGGCGCCCGTGCCGGAGTTGAGGTTCGTGACCGGGAGGTTGCCCGTCACGTCGGCCGACAGGCTCACCGCCCCGAACGTCGGCAGGCCGGCCGCGTTGCCATGGAGCACCGTGGTCGTGGTGCCCAAGCTGGCGAGCACCTTCACGTCATCGGCTGCGTTGCCGACCACGAGGGCCGACGCGGTGAGCGCGCCCGCCGTGTGGGTGACGGTGCCGGTGCCGGTCGGCAGCGTCGTCTCCGCCAGCACGCCCGCCGACGTGAACACCGCCATGGTGGCGGCGACACCCGTCCGCGTCCCCACCTTGACCACGCCCTCGAACTCGTTGAGGGCGGTGGCCCCGCGCGACCAGAGGTTCCGCTTCGTCGTGCCGACGGCGGAGTGATCCTCGATCTTGATACCAGAGAGCGTCGTCACGGTGCCGGAGACACCCGGCGGGAATACCCACAGGCCCGCGTACTCGGTAACCGTCGAGGCGATCGTGAACCCGCTCCCACCCGTGATGTCGCTGTTGCCGACGACGAACGGGGCCATACGGGAGAGCACGCCGGCCCCGCCGCCCGTGTGCGTTCGCGCCGACCACCCCGAGAGCGCGGTGAGGGTGCCGGTCGAGTTGTGGAAGACGATGCTCTCGCCGCCGGTCAGGAGGTCGTAGTTCTGCGTGCCGAGAGTACCGGCCCCGGTGGACAGAACGCGGAGCGCGGTGGTGGTCGCGGTGTCATCGAGGTCGAGGTCGATGTTGAGGCCGACCGCGAACCCGACGACCGTGTAGTCGGAGATGTCCACGAGCGCCCACGCTGGGCCGTCGTAGTCTGGGCCAAGCTGGATGCCGCCGGTGCCCTTGCCGACCAGCTTGATCGCAATGTCGGCATCGCTGCCCGTCGCCGTCAGGGTGACGGGGGAGCCGGTGGCGGAGCCGGCCATCGTCAGGGAGTTGGCGGTGCCGGTCACCCGCACCGCGCTCGCGGCTGCCCCCGAGATCGTCAGGAGCTTGAGCGCGTCATCCCACGAGAAGCCGACCGCGGGCTGCACCACGCCCGCCGCATCGACGTAGAGGAGTGCCCCCGTCGCAGCACCGAGGACGACATGCTCGTCGTTCCACTCGTCGGTGCCGACGGGGTAGGTGGGATCATCGGGGACGCCGACGACGGCCGCGTGGGTGAGACCGGCCATCTACGTCGTCCCAGCGGTCAACGCAATGACCGAGGTGCCGCTACTTCTTGCCGCTCGTGGCTCGGTTGATGCCGCCGCCCTTCAGCGGGTTGTGGGCCACCGACTTCACCGGGCCGGGCAGCTTCATCGTCCCGCCCCCGCTCCGGCCCTGGCTCTGCGAATTGTGCTCCTTGGACGCGACCCGCCGCAGCCCATCCGCCTTGTCGTTGCCGTTGCCCATTGCCTGTCTCCTCTGCTCGCTAGCTAGTTAGGTAGGGGACTACGCTAGTCATGATGGTGTCCCGACCCCACGCACCTGTCAAGGATTTCCTACTCGCGGCCCGCGGCCACCGCCTCAATATATTGAGGGCTCGCTCCCGTCTCCCGGAGGTAGGCGAGCCGGGCCTGCATCTCCTCCTGGCGTTCGCGGGCGACCGCCCGCTTCGGCATTAACGCAATCGCGCTGGCGAGGGCGTCGATCAAGTCCTTCGTCGGGGACATGGGGAAGGTTGTGATCTCGGCCCTGAGTTCGTAGAGCGTCGGGAGGATGAAGAGGCGTCCCTCCGCAATCGCCGGCTGGAGGACGGACCGAATCCTCCAGTCCTTATCAATCTTCGTGGGCTGCTCGACGGGGATCAGCGGGAGCCGCGGTCCCTTCGTCGTCCGGGACTCCCGCCGGACCATGTCGCCGTAGAGGGACTGCATGGCGTTGGCCTCGATTCCGAACAGTCGCGGACGGAGGTCGGCGTTCACCTTGAGGATCATCTGCGTCAGGCGGTCCGTGGAGCAGCGGTCGGCCCAGGCGTGGAGGACGAACAGGCGGTTGAGCGTGTCCTGGGCCACGACCACGATCGCCGAGCGGGCGCGGACGCGCTTGATTTGGAGCTTCTTGCCGCCGGCGGGATCGCAAAACGCGACCCGGTCCATGAGGTCAGTGATGGGGAAGCGGGTCACGGTACTACGACGCCCCCCTGAATCCGGTACTTGATCGTCGGGCCGAGCTTGAGGTCCACGTCGGGGACGACCACCGGCGGCGGCACCTGGACGAACGTCGCCGCGCACGTCGTCGGGCTGGCGGGCATGGGGAACGAGGGGGCGCACGGGGCTGACCAGGCCGAGAACGTCCAGCCGGTCGCCGGCGTGGCCAGGAGGTTGACCGTGGCCCCGGCAATGGCGCTGGCTGGCCCGCTCACGGTCCCCTCGCCGGTCTTGACCAGTGTGATCGGGTAGCTCGTCGGGGGTGGAGGCGGCGGCGGCTCGGCCCCCTGCACGCGCTTGCTATCCTGCCGAACGAAGTACACGACGGCGGGACAGTCGGCGTCCGACAGCGTGCGCGGGATCCCCGTCCTGAGCCCCGAACGGAACTCCGCACAGATCGCCGCGTCCGCCATCCCGCCGAGCGTGTCCATGGTGATCGGCGCGAGGGGGGCGAGCCCGTGCTGGCCATGGGTCAGTGAGAAGGACGGTCCACCTCCACCCCCCTTCCAGGTGTTGAACCCGCGCTCGTACAGGGCCAGATCCACCGGCACATCGCTCGGGAGCTTGAGCCGCCGGATGATCCCCATGGGGTCGCTGCTGGGAAAGTAGATTTCCTCGCCGTCCTTGTTCGTCGCCGCCACCCACGGGTACTGGAGTTGGTACGCCCCGGACATCTGCCCGGTGGCCAGTGTCTTCTTCGGCGCATCGGGCCAGAGCGCCCCGAGGTGCGCGCCCTGCCGGGTGAACGCGAACGGGGTCCCCTGCCCCCACCCGAGGATACGGATCATGTCGAGCTGGCCCGCGCCGCCGTGCCAGTTGACGTCAATCGTCACGTCGCGCCAGTCGGCCGACACCTCGGGCATCGCGTTCCACGCGGCGAACTGCCGCGAGTTGACCACGAGCGGCTTCGTCACGTCGGGGTCCAGTTCGTGCTCGAACAGCGCGAACCCGTAGCGCGAGGCGACGATCATCTTGCCCTGACTGTCGAACCGGAGCGCCTGCGGGAAAATCTGAGACGACACGCCCGGCGGGCCGTCGGCGTGGTAGGCCGCGCGGATCTGCGTCGTGATCATGCCCGTCGCCCGGTGAGGGCAGCCGCGACAGGCGGTGTCCACCACGCCGATCTGCTCACGGGTCGGCTTCTTGGCGGAGTCCCATACGAGTTCCGTCTCCCAGGTGCCGCTGTAGAGCCCCGGCACCATCGGCCGCGTGCGGATCGTCGTGTGGCTCATCATGCAGGCGACGTACACCCACCCGTCGCCCTGCGGGCGCAGATCGCCCGTCCACGGCCAGCGACAGAGGGCGAGGTTGTTCGAGAAATTCACGGCGACGGACAGGAGTGGCCGCCCTCCAGGCTCATGCGCCGGGAGGTGGTTCGCGTAGACGAGCCGGTTGTTCTTCGAGTCCATGATGAGGAAATGATGCGCCCCCGTGCCGGCGTTGCAGGACGCCAGGTCCAGGATCACTTTGCCCCACAGCTCGTTGAACGTGGTGGGGCCGGTGTGTCCCGCCACCCACGTCCCATGGAACTCAAGGTGAGAGTTGAACTGCGGACTCTGGTTCTCTTTCCAGTAGCCATACGGATGGCCGGGCGTCTGCCGGTTGCCCGCCACCGTCAGAATGCGGCCCGTGCCCGGCCCGCGTCCTTGCATCCACGAGATGCGGCCCGTGGACTCGCCCATGTAGATGTTGCCCGCGCACCAGTGCGCATCCACCACCTTGGCGATGGTGCCAATCCCGCGCGGGCCGTCGATCATCGGCGTGATGGGATTGCTCGTGCCCTGCCCGTCGATGATCGAGGTGGAGTAGGCGTCCTCGATCGCATAGGGCTGGAGGTTGGCCGTGTGCATCCGGCACGGCCCCTCGCGCCCATCCCGGTTGGCCGAGCTACAGATCGGGTTGCGCGGGATCTTCTGGTGCGCCCACTCGCCGAGCGACTCGATCCAGTACGTATTCAACCGGGTGTTGTTCTGCGTCACGCGGTCCTGGCCGGTGCCAGGGAACACCGTGTACGGCACCGCCTTGCTCACCCGATTCCACGGCTCGATGTCGGGCTCGGGATTCGGGTATGGGACGGTCGCGCAGCCCGAGCTGAACGCCGCGCCGAACGCGAAGTCGAGCGCGGTCGGGCACACCGCGAGCGGCTGCGGGACTTCCCACCCGAGCGGCGGGCCGCTGGTGAACAGGATGCCCGAGGCGCGGATGTGGTTGCCCGGCCACTCCCACTCCATCTCGAGCCCGTGGGAGCCATCCCTGAGGGTTTGCAGGACGGTCTTGCTGGCGTCGCCGAGCGACGGCGCGGTCAGATCACACGTGGGCTTGAGCGCCGCCGGCCCCGTCACCCACGCGGTCACCGGCACCCGATCCACCAGACACCGCACCCGGAGGGCCGACGTGTCGGGCGTCAAGGCGGCGGGGATGTCGGCACCTTGGGTATCCCGGAGGGCGAACCGGGCCTTGGAGATGTTGCCCCACGCATGCTGGCCCCGGTCATAGCGACCGTGGCACACGGAGTCCTCCTGCACGTCCTGGGCGGGCTTGGTCTCGGTCGCCATGAGGGAGATGAGGTCGCAGCGGAAGTCGTAGGTGGCGGCGGTGGCGGGCGACGCCCACACGCTGGCGGCCAGGACCGACAGGATGGCGAGGAGGAGGTGGGGCATGGTGCTCCCTTTCACGTGTTCTGCGGGCTCGTGTATCCGATCACGCTGAAGGTCGGCATGGGTACGGGCGGGCACGCCATCCCCGTGTGCTCGCAGGGATACTTGCCGCAGCCGGGGCAATAGGGCGACGTACCGGCCGAGGAGTAGACCGCCGGCCCGCACGCGCCGCACGCGGACACGAATGGCGAGTAGCACCGTCCGCACTTCGGACATTCCCAGCCAATCATTTACGCCTCCTGCGGCCCGCGCTCGACGGCGGGCGGGGTGTACCAGTGGGCCAGCGCGATGGGCGTCTGGAGGCCACGGAAGATGGCGCACGCGACGCCGAGGGCATCCGGGTACGTCTCATTCGACGCCATCATCGCCACCTTGACGTTCTCGAATAGGACGATGTCAGCGGCCAGTTTCTCGTCCAGGGTTCCACCGCGATAGTAGGCGGCGTCGTGTTGGTCGCAGGCTTTCCGCGCCACCTCGCACGCCTTCCTGAGCGCCCAGTCCACCACCTGCGCGAACCTCGGCGCACTACACCCGTTCGCCATCGACGGGTCCCAGGGTGGGCGGGCGAGGGTCACTTCCAGATACCTCGCATCCACGACGGCTGCGCGCCCTTCGGAAGCTCTCGGCACTCCGGCGTGATCCCGAGCCCCCAGAACGGGTCCGCGCCGCCATCGCACACCGCGCACCACACCGGGCACCCGCGATCCACCGGCTGCTCGCCGTCGGTCTGCCACACGCCGCGATAGAAGCCGGGCGTGCCCTTCACCGCCCCGTAATCCCCGACAGCAACCCGGCGAGATCGTCGGCCTCGCTCCCGCCGCCCGTCAGATACGCCTCCCCGCCCCGCTTGAGCAGATCGAACACCTTCTCCATGTCGAGCCCGCCTTGCTGCGAGATGACGGGATTCAGGATGGCCTCGCGGGCGAACGTCTCGAGGGCCAGGTCGAGCTTCCGCCCGGTCGCCTGCACCTTGTTCGACAGGTCGATCCGCGCGCACGTCACCGCGTCAAGCTTGGGCGGCAGATGCCCGGTGCCGGTGGCGCACGCGGCCTTGAGCATCGCCTTCATGGCGATTCGGTCAAAGTCGATGACGGCGCGCACGGCCTTCGCGTCCGCGTACTGGAGCGCGAACCGGCTGGCGGGGAACTCCACCGTCGGCGGCTTCGCATCCTTGCCGGTGGCGCACCCGGTGGCGAGCAGGGCGACGAGGGCGATGGTGCAGAACGTTGCAAGGTGTTTCATGGCCGCCTCCACAAGCCGCTCGGCGCGCCGCCCCCGAAGTAGTGGGCCACCGCGAGCAGGATGATGATGAGGAAGATCACGCTCACGATGACGAGCGCGGGCGTCTGGAACGGGGCGGGCAGATGCCCGATGATCCAGTACGCGGCCCACGCCGCGAGCCCGAAGATCAGAACGGCGACCAGTAGGCGGATCAGGTCTTCGATCATGGGGGCCTCCGTGGCGCCCCCGGCCCACGTGCGGGCGACTGGGGGACGCCGTTCGGGCGTGGCTAGGGGTTGGCGGTGATCGCGGCGGCCACCTTGTCGCGGAGCGCGGCCTGCTGCGCGAACTCGTCGGTCAGCGGCTTCAGCTCCTCGGCGGTGGCCCCGAGCGCCATCGCCTCCGCCACGGCGGCGTCCTGCCGAGCCTTGACGCCGTCGATGTAGACGAGAACGGACTCCAGGACGCCGTCGGTGGCGTTGACCTGGTCGATGAAGGGCTGCACGTTTGCCAGGGCCATGTCTATCTCCTCTTCGGGGTGGGGGGTTTGGGGGCGAGCTTGGCGCTGACCCGGTCCCGCGTCTCGCTCATGCCGGTGATGGCGGCCTTCAACTCCGCGATCTTCGCGGGGTCGCCGCCGCGGGCGAGGTCCGCGATCAGGCCCACGAACGCCACAAACTCGTCCATCGTGTGCGCCACGAACACGGGGGACTCGCGGCGGTCGAGCCGATTGCCCTCTCGGTCGTATTTCTCTAGCGCCATTGTGGGTCTCCTACTCGCTAGGCTAGCAGGCTAGCCGGCCGTCTGTCTATGGGACCTTGGGGCCGCCCGCGATCGGCGGGGTGTGGGCGGCCCGATCCGCGTCCGCCACGCGAATCTCCTCTTTGATGAGGGCGAGCCGCGCCCCCTCAAGGACCGCCGCCGCGTCTGCCGCCCCCTTCTCTTTGAGGAGCTGGGCCGCCGTCGCCGCCAGCACGAGCGCCTGGCGCTCCCGTTCCTTTAAGACGCCGCGCAGCTCGGCTGCCTCGTCGGTCGCCTTGAGGAGCGCGTCCATCTTCGAGTTGACGGACTTGTGGTACTCGTCCACCCGTTCGCTGATCGTGTCGGCGGTCTTCTGGCCCCGCTCCGCCTCCGCCTGGGCGGCTCCCGCCGCCATCTTCGCGCCCGCGGACTCCTCTTTGGACTTCGTGGCCTCCTGCTTCGCGTCGCGGGCGTCCCCGCGGGCGAGGTACGCCAAGAATCCGGTGACGAGCGCCCCGATGATCGTGGCGACGATCTGGGCGATGGCGGCCCACGGGGTCTCCGCCGCCACCGCGACAGGCGTGGGCGCAGCCATCGGCGCGGGTGTCTGGGCCATCGCCAGCGCGACGAGCGCGGTGCAGCCGCCGAGCGCGGTCCACGACACCGCGGCGGCGATCCGTCGAGCAGTAGAGTTCATGGGTCGAGCCACTCCCCCGTTCGCATCATCTCCGCCAGCCGGACCGCCCGGTCGCCGACCTGTCGCGCCCACACCGAATCCAGCATCTCCGCCGCCGCCTCATCATAACGCGCGGCCCGCAACGCCGCAATCATCTTGCGGAACGGGGCGAACCGCCCGAGGCCGAGGTTGAAGACCATGTTGGCGACGACAAATTGGCGGACCTCGTCAATCTCATCGAACCAGGGGAACGTCGCACACGCCCCCTCCGCCGCGGTGAGGTCGTCGTCGAGGATCATGGCGGCGGCCCGCATGGTCAGCGGCGGTCCCCCTTGGAGGTTGTGGCCGTAGCCGACGGTCCAGACGCCCACCGAATCTTGGTAGGAGCGCGACCGGAACCCCTCGTCCTGGCGGAGTTGGGCGATCAACCGGGCGCGGGTGACCGCGTTCATCCCCTGAGCCTGATTCCCTCTCCGGGCCTGTAGATCGACTGCCACGTGTCCCGATTCATCGGCGCCCCCTCGGGGACGGCCATCTCCAGCGGGGGCGCGTGGAGGCGCTCGGCGATGACCACGTCCCGGTCGTCCTCCGTCATTTCGACGTAGCCGTTGGAGAGGGTGAATTCGCGGATTTGGGCCATGTCGAAATCGACGAGTTCCGGGTCGGCGGCCGAGTTCATGTAGAGGAGCGGAAACAAGATGCCGAACTCCCGCTGGAGCTGCGCGACCTTCTCCATGTTGAAGACTTCGGGGTAGATGCAGACGCCGCCCTCCACCACGGATCGGATGGTGACTTCGACGGTGGGGTCGTTGGTGATGATGTAGTCATAGAGGTCCGCGACGGCCCACCGCGTCCCGATGATGAACTCCAGGGTGCCGTCCCGGTTGATGAGGGCGCGGGAGGTGACGTGCCACTCGATGGCGCCCTGCATGACCGTGGGGGAGTTGGCGGCCTCCACCGAAATCAAGTCGTCTTTGAGGAGGACCGAGGGATGGGCGCCGGTGATGGCGCCGCCGACGCCGATTCCGCGGATGCTCGGGTCCGGGTAGTCGGTGGGCCGCCGCACAATCATCTCTTTCTCGTTCCACTTCTTGGATTGCTGGCGGGGGTTGTCCCACATGAGGTGGGGCCAGAATGCGCGCAGGAGTTGGTTCGATTCGTACGCCGACTGAATCACCCGCAGCGCGTCGGTGGCGCGGGTCTCGGTCTCGCCCGCGAGCACGATCCGCTGGTCGCACCCGTCCTCGCCGGGGAAGTAGAGGTTGTGAGAGCGGGGCTGGAGGAGGATGTGGATGGGGAGGCAATGACCGACGATGCTCGTCTTCGCATGTTCGCGGGGCCAGAGGGCGAGCTTGCGGAACGGCGGGCGGGTCTGGAGCCACGCGCACATGGGGAGGTGGAGCGTCTTCGTGAGGTAGGTGCGGCCCATGATGCCCTTAGCGAACACGTACAGTGAGCGTTCGGCCCGGAGGCGGACCCCGGTGACCCACGCGCCGTCGGCCATCGTGGCGCCGGCCTGCCGGGCGAGGCCGGTCTTCTTGTCGATGACCACCTCAGTGGGGACGGCGTCGGCGACGGCGGCGTCCTGGAGCCAGGTGTCGAGGAAGGTGCTCACGCCAGTGCCACCTGGGCCACGAGGTCGCTAGCGGCGCTAGCGGGGTCGCGAACTAGATCGCTCATGCGCGTTCGAGCGATCACGGGAGTGCGTGGGCTCGTCAGTTGCGACGGGGCGGGCTCGGCCACCTGGACGATGCGCTGATTGGGGTGGCGGCCCGGCCCGCTCGCCAGGTTGAAGCGGCAGGCGTAGCACCGCTCGTAGCCGTGCGGGCACCGCGGCACCGGCGCGGCCCGCTCGCGGAACGACGGGCCGGAGTAGGTGCGGATGAAGGCGCCGCTGGCGTCGAAGACGTTGACCGGGGCGGGGATGAGGTCGGCTGGGTCCGGGGCGGGCAGGCAGACGAAGACGGAGGTGCCGGACGCCGGATCGAGCCTCACGACGCCGACTCGGCCGCCGCCACTTGCGCAATTACCTCTTCCAGCGTGAGAATTCCGCCCGTCGGTGGCCCGAACGCGCCTTCGGCGGGGGGGAGGGCCGGCGTCACCTCCGCATCGACGATCTCGCCCATGTCCGCCAGCGCCCCTGTGAGCCGCTGAATCGCGGAGGTGTCAAGGAGGATGCGGACCTCCTCCCGCCGGTCCTCCCGCGACACCTTGGCGGTGTCTGGGTTGCGGTCGAGGAGGTCGCGGGCGGCGTTGAGCCTGACCATTTCGCCCTCCGCGTGGTCGCGCAGCTCGACGAGGACGTTGACCGAGCCCGGACCCTCCGCGATGATCTTGTCGATGACGGAGCCGACGGTGCGTTGGCGGAGATCGCCCTGGAGCTTGGTGAGGAGCGTCTTGAATAGAGGACTGTCGCGGATGGCGGCGACTCGGTTCGGATGATAGTCGAGAGAGGCCGCAATCTCGGTGTTGGTGGCGCCTGCGAGCGCCAGGTAGGCTACAAGCGCGTGTTTATCGTTCAATTTCTTAGGTGGTGTGTTTGATGACGGCACTATCTCGCACCCGTTCGATTCATGAAGCGTAGTGCCTGATAATATGCTTCGTACGTCTCGGCCTTGTCTTGAGAGAAACGAGATGCGCGGCTCGTCTTTTGGGTTCCGACGTGCTCTTGAAAGGCGAGCACCATCTTCGCGTGGTTGCGTTTCGTGAACAGAAACGGCTCGATCACCTTCAACACCGCTTCGGCTTTACGAAACGAACAGTCCCAAACGAAGTAGCCCCGATGCGATGCTTTTTGGGCTGGTCGAGCCATCACCGGCCGAGACTCGAATATCTCTGCGAGTCTAGCAACGGTTGGACGATGGCACATCGCCACCTTTATTCGAGCTTGATATACGAGGCGCTTACCATTGACCTTGAATCTGGTGACACCGATATAGCCCTCGCCGTCGATGATCCCAGCAGCCCACGACAGGTCCAGCTCCCGTTGTGTCGTAGGTACGACAACAGATAGGTGCTGAGGATTCGCAGAGGGCATCAGCGGGTCGTCTCAGGTGGCGGGTCGTACCACCGCGGACCGTATGCGGGATTGCCTGGCCGCTTGGGGGCGCAGTCGTGGTGGCACTGGGGACAGCGGCCGGTGGGGTGGTGGTCGTCGATCGCATGGCCGCAGTGGCACATCGTCACCTCCCGTGATCCGCTAGGCCCGCTCGGCGCAGTCGGGCACCTGGTCCATGCCTAAGCACGGAGGGTACGCCTTCGGCGGGGCGGGCGAGTGGCCGCAGGGGTAGATTGCGGGCGGAGGCCCAGGCGAGCGCCAGACCGAGGGGTAGAGAATCGGCCCGCGGCAGTAGCCGCACGATCCGCCCACGCACCACACCACCTGCCTCCTCTCTCCTAGCCACTAGTTAGCCGACCCCGCCCCAGCGACGCGCCACCGCCGCTCCCCCGCGGCCCAATTTCGCGGTGGGGCTCACCGTGCCCAACGCCGGTGTCGGTGGCGCGTCGCTCGCTCCCTGCGTCCACATGCCTGATCGGGTCTGCATCGCCGCTAGCATCTCGCTAGGCGGCGTGCGCTGTCAAGCGAAATGTGCTAAGCAGACTCGACTGTCAGCGAGGTGACAGTGGGTTGAGAAAAAATGTATCGCGCGAATTTGGGCCGCTTCCGGCTACGGATCGACCCCCCTGGGGGGCCTACCCCCTTCCCCGCCGGCCTTGCCCCGATCTGTGCCGCCTGGTGAGCGTCCAGCTGGGCCCACGCTTAGCACTCGACTAGCCCACGCTTAGCACTCGACTAGCGTGCGGCTAGGCTAGCGGCTAGCCCAGAGTGCTTAGCAAGCGCCCGCTAGCGTGCTAAGCATGCGGCTGGGCGCTTAGCATCGGTGCTTAGCACTCTAGCCCACACTAATCAAATCAACTAGTTGCGTGCTAAGCATGCTAGCGAGTGCTAAGCGTCGCATGCTAAGCAATCGCCCGGCGAGCGACCACGCTGGGCCAGCGTCCCAGAAGAATCGCGGGCGCTTAGCATGCTAAGTGCGTGATAACATTGAATGTGAGTGACCGCGCATGAGCGGATGATTCTGGACGCGAGCAGAACGATGCTTAGCACCGATTCCCCTGACATATTCACTAGATAAGGTGCTTAGCAAGATCGCTTGAACGCGGACGCCAGAACGATGCTTAGCACCTTATCTAGTGAATATCATTAACGGAAAGTGAGTTTGATTCTGGAATCACGATTCTGCTTCGTGCCCGCGGTACCCCGCCCGCCCACGTCCACGGTCAGTCCCTAGAGAGAGAGAGAGAGAGAGAGAGAGAGAGAATAGAGAGACTGCTAGCTAGGGCTAGCTAGCGGGCTAGCGTGCGACCACGGAGAAGAATCGGAATTCCAGAATCACCGCACCATTCGGCCAATGGAATCACGCACTTAGACTGCTAAGCATCGTTCTGGCATGCGCGTATGAGCGAACGCGCTTAGCACGCTATCCTCGCAATATCATGGGAGATTGCGTGCTAAGCATCATTCTGGAATCGACCAGAATCATCTGCGCGCCAGCGATCACCGGGCACGCGCAACCTGGACTGGACGCACGCGCCAACTAATTTGCAAGGTCACTAGAATTCGCTTGACAGCGCATGAGCGAATTGCTAGTCTCACGTCATGGCACACCACACCACGCTAGACAGGAGAGCAAACATGCCAGAGACGATTTCAACGTTTGTCGGTATCGCTACCGCGATTCTCATTGTGCTTGTCGCCATCTTCGCTCACTAGGAACGGACGCATGGCAACTAGCACTCTCCCCCTCACATGCACTCGCTGCACCGGCCCGATTGCGCCCGGTGAGAGTCACGCGCGGTACAATCGCCCGGTGCCAAACTCGCCCTATCACCACACCTGTCCCACGTCGCAAGCGGCGCCAGCGCCCGCTCCGGAGTCTACGTTGCCAATGGCGAGCATGCCGGTGCCCGCACTCACGATGGACCGCGCCACACTCACAGAGATAGTGAGAGACGCGGTCCGAGAGGCACTCGGCGCCCCTACCATCACGGCTGAGCCGGCGCCAGTGCCCGACGACGACGCACGTCTCGACGAGTGCCCCGGTGACTGCGCTGGCGTCGAATGGATAGGCGACAACGCCACGACACTCCCCTACGCGATGGCAAAGGTTGAGACCGCGACTGACTCCGCGCTCGACGCGGTATCCGGTGACGCGGGCGCATTCGGCGCGTGCCTACGCGCCAGCATCATCACGTGGGCCGACATTGGACAGGTTGCCATGCGCGGCGCAGTCGATTCGACAGTGACGATTGCGACTGACGCCTATGCGCGCGGCATTGCGTTTGGGATCAAGGCGATTGTCGAGCGGCTGCCCTATCTGGACAAGGCACTCACCGCGCTAGCGCCCGCAACTCTCGAAGAGACGGCGCCAGTGTCACCACTGGCAAGTGACCCAATTGCGGTTGCGGTCGCAGCGTTCGCAATCGGTGGCGCCCCGCTCACTCTCCTAGCGGACCCCGACGCCATGCGCGCCTACGGCGAGCAACTGACCGCCCAGTCGAGTCAGACGTGGGACGAGTGCCCGGATTGCTGGAATCCCAAGACGGCGCGCGTGTGGCAAGAGCCGGCCCCGACACCGGGGTTCACGACACCGGGCCGATACGTTCATTGCCCGGCGTGCAAGGCCAAGCTGACCGCCCAAATCCCTGAGACCGCGGCCGACACTGACGCGGGCGCGTGGAGCGGTTGCGGCGTACGCGTGGCTGGAGAGGCACAGTGAAAATCTACGGTGTCACACTCGGTCAGATTGGCGAGGCAATGACCACTACCCCGCACGCGTGGAGCATCATGTTTGCGGATAAGACACCGGCCGGCGCCACAAGCTACACCGAAGGATTTTTCAAGGGCGTCAAGGATCACGCGCACTATGCCGCAACCAAGTATTCTCCGACGACGGGGAATTATGATCCGTACTACGGCCCGTGCTGGCATTTCTACAAAGCGTTCCACAAGGCGCTCAAGAGTGTCACGTCGGGCGCCTGGACCATGTATGTCGGCAAGGTCAAACTGACCTACACGCACGTCTACCACGTTGACGCGCTCCAATACTCGTTTGAGAAACAGGGTATCAAGTGCGCGCACTCGGGCGCCCACAACGCATACACGCATGAGACCGCGACGCCTGAGGTTGCCGACGCGATAGCGTCCGCAACCCCGGCGCCCGCACCGCCCCCGACTGCTAAGCACTTGCTAGAAGTAGCCCCGCTCACCGGCCCCGCAATGACACCCGGCGACATTACCGGCCAGTCGGCAATCTCCGCCATTCGCTCGACCCAACGGGACGTGTATCCCGCGACAACGACCATGTACGTGCTAGAGGATTTGTACGTCGCGGCCAGTCAACTACGCATGCCGGTCAATCCCTCGGAGATACCCGACGGTCACCTAGGCGCGCACTACGCGAGACTCGCGTGGGCTCGCCAGCTAATCGCGTACCGCGCGGGGTTCGCTGACACACTCGCCCGCAATTTCTTCGATTTTTGCGCGATGGCCGCATTCGGGGAGTTTCGGTACGGCACGCATAACGGACGCTACACCGTCGCGGTCAATGGCAAGCCGGTTGCGCTAGAGTCTCGCGCCTATGCCTACGAAATCGCCTTGACGTTGGACCCACGCCAAATGCTGCCCCTCGTGGAGCACGTGTTTCGCATTCCCGGCATGTGGGGCGGGAACATCGGCGGTAAGAAATGGGCCAACATCGCCAAAGCGGCCGGCCTATATTTCAAGCTGGCGGAGCGGGCGCCCATCGCATTCAGCGATCATTGCGTAGACTTGGCCCATAACGGAGGGCTCGCATTCAATAAGGGGTACCTGCTAAAGAATCCGCGCAATCAGGCTGACTATATGGCGATGCTCGATTGCAAGCGGCACGGCTCACTACTCGCGAGCAAACTGACGCTCGAAGTCTCGCCCGAATGTGCCACGCTAGTCTATGGCGCAGTCGCCTGCGGTATCATCACGAGCCCGACGGCCAAACTGGTAGACAAGGTGGACACTCCCAGCCCCCGTCTCACGTGGGGCACCGGCACGCTCGAAGTCAGACTCAAGAGTGCGGCAGGACTCACGGTGTCGCCCGACGACGGCGACGCTACCACGTCCGAAACCCCTAGCCCAAGCGGAGGTTACACGTATGGCCCATCTGCCAAACATTCCACAGTCGTCACCGATCTCGCCCCGGAGTAGTGACGTGACACGCTGCCCGGGCCACACTCGCGCAATCCCGGTCGGAGTCACCGCGGCCGGTTTCATCCTCACGGCCGGCGGCGCCAACACTCCGGCCCCGCTTGGCGCCCCGGTGCTCGCGCTCGCGCAGTCGGCCCGGAAGTTGACAGTGACGGGGTTGCCCGGCTACCGCCCCGTGGTGATCCGGCTCGACTGGCCCGATATGAGCGTACCGGCCATGACGGGCGATGACTGGACGTGGCTAGCCGGCCGGCTCGCACGGCTGCCCGACAAGCGGCTACACGTCCACTGTCAGATGGGACACGGTCGGACGGGCACCGCGCTCGCCATCCTCGCCAGTGTGTGGGGTATGGTGCCCGACGGCGCCTGCCCGGTGACGTGGGTGCGTGACCGCTACTGCCCTAGCGCGGTTGAGACGACGCCGCAAATCGCCTATGTCGCGGACGTGACGGGCCGCACCGTGACCGCGCTCGCGTCCCACGTGCCCGCGGCGTTGCCCACGGTGCCGGCCGGCTCAAGCTTCGACGTAGACTCCTACGTTGGGGGCGCCGATCGGTGGCCCATCAACCGCGGCCGGCGCGTCTAGCAACTCACACTCTAACCACGATCGCCCAACGATCGCCCAACGGAGAGACGCACATGGCAGACTGGAAACTCGGAACGGTGGTTCCCTCACTGGCCGGCGCCGGTAAGGACGGCGCGGCGCCCGCGATGTACTACTGCGCCCAAGTGCGCGTCCTCAATGAGACCGCGGTCAGGATGCAGGCGCCCGCGCTCGGTGAGCGCCAGTACGGCGCCAC